GCTGGTGTGCGGCAATGCGCTGGTGTACGACAATGCGTGGGTGTACGGAGATGCACAGGTTTCCGGCGATGCGCGGGTGTGCGGCAATGCGTGGGTGTACGGAGATGCACAGGTTTCCGGCGATGCGCTGGTGTACGGCAATGCGCGGGTGTACGGCAATGCGTGGGTGTACGGCAATGCGCTGGTGTGCGGCAATGCGCTGGTGTACGACAATGCGTGGGTGTACGGAGATGCACAGGTTTCCGGCGATGCGCGGGTGTGCGGCAATGCGCGGGTGTACGGAGATGCGCGGGTGTGCGGCAATGGGGACTATGCATACGCTCACGGTTTCGGATCTGTCAACCGCACAACGACCTTCTTCCGTCTCAAAGATGGTGGCGTGGGTGTACGGTGCGGATGCTTCTACGGGACGCTTGCACAGTTCCGGGATAAGATCCGGGAGACGCACGGGGAATCTGCGATAGCCGAGGAATACCTCGACCTTGCGGCACTGATGGAAAAAAGATTCAGGAGGACGGGAAATGAACAGAAGACAGAAGAAGAAAGCTGAGACGGATGTTTATCACACAGAATTAAATATCGTCAGTTAGTTTGGGAAAGAACCAAAGCTGGATATTCGTGGGTGGTCCGATGACCACGAGAAGATGACAAAAGGAATCAGCCTCACGGAGGATGAGTTCGTAAAAATTGCCCGTGCAGGGTTAGAAAAATTAGGAGGGAAATAATTATGCAGATTATATTTAATAGTTACGAAGAAATGATGGATTTTATGGAAAAAATTCAGGGGCGTGCGTCGGCAAAGGAAGAGAAGGCAGTTACAACCGCGGAAGAGATGAAACAGCATAGTGTTTCAGAAAGTTGTCAAAGCACTCCTGTATCAGCACCGGTACAGAATGTGCCGTCCGTATCCATGCCGGTTGCTCCGACTGTACCTGTACAGACTGCAGTTCCAACTAGTCGGCACGAGTATACGCGGGATGATTTGGCGCGGGCAGCGATGACTCTGATGGATAAGGGGGGTATGGTTCAACTACAGCAACTGCTTACAAGCTATGGATGTGAGACGTTACAGCAACTTACGGAGGATCAGTTCGGTAGTTTCGCGACATCACTTCGGGGAATGGGGGCGCAGATCTGATGGGACATGATGAAAGAGATCACGCACTCTTAAGTGCATCCAGCGCACATCGATGGCTCAAATGTACGAAGAGTGCTCGATTGGAAGAACAGTTTCCGGATACTACCTCGGAAGCGGCAAAGGAAGGTACACTGGCACATGAACTTGCTGAACTGAAGGTGCGGAATTATTTTAATCCCGGGGACGTTTCCAAACGTAAACTCACCTTTGCAATCAAAAAATTTAAAGAAGATCCTCTGTGGGATGACGAGATGTTGATACATACAGATACTTATATCGATTATATCCGGGATGTATCTATCAAGCTTCCGGCAACTCCGTTTGTAGAAGTGGAGAAACGGGTCGATTTCAGTGATTATGTTCCGGAAGGATTCGGAACTGCAGACTGTATTATGATCCAGGGGAACACTCTGTTCGTAATTGATTTCAAATATGGAAAAGGTGTTCCTGTTTCCGCCGAAGAGAATCCGCAAATGATGTTGTATGCGCTGGGTGCGTATGAAGCATGTAAGATTCTTTATCCGATTGAGCGGATTCGCTTAGGAATTGTACAGCCCCGCCTTCCGGATGGAATTTCGGAATGGGAGTGTACATTGGAAGAGCTCCTGCAATTTGGGGCTTATGCAAAAGAGCGCGCGACACTTGCATTTGCGGGAGAAGGAGAGTTCGCACCTGGAGAAAAGACCTGTAAGTTCTGCCGGGCAAAGAAACAATGCCGCGCACGATCTGACCACAATGTGAAGATGGCGTTCAATTTAGGAGAGCTGCCACCACTGATTACAAAGGAGGAAGCCGGACAACGTCTTTTGGCAATGAGGGACGTAGTTGCATATCAGAAAGACCTGCAGGAGTGGGCGCTGTCTGAATGTCTCGCCGGGAATGAAGTTCCCGGATGGAAGGCAGTGGAAGGAAGACGATCCCGCGACTGGACGGACATGGATGCCGCTTTTGAAAAATTAACTAAGAGCGGTGTTGTGGCAGAAGAAATCCTTTGGGAGAAAAAGCCGCTGACAATGGCACAGGTGGAAAAGACAATCGGAAAGAAAGATTTTGCAGATGCTGTGGGAGAGTTTGTGACCCAGAAACCGGGGAAACCGACACTAGTAGAAGCATCTGATAAGAGACATGCAATTACAAATAAAGTAACCGCACAGGAAGCATTTAAGGAGGAAAATTGAAATGGGAATCGGAGAAGCAACGAACGTAACAACAGAAAAAGCAAGATTAAGTTATGTACATTTATTTAAGCCTTATGCTGCAATGCAGGGGCAGGAAGAAAAATTCAGTGTAACTGTACTGATCCCGAAGACGGATGTGGAAACAATGGCCCGGATCAATGCAGCGATTGAAGCCGCGAAACAAAAGGGGATTACAGAAAAATGGAATGGGGCGTGCCCTCCAATCGTACCGACTCCGGTTTACGATGGAGATGGAGTCCGGCCAAGTGACGGCATGCCGTTCGGAGAAGAATGTAAAGGTCATTGGGTGTTTACCGCAAGTGCGAAGGTAGATTATCCACCGGAAGTAGTGGATAAGATGGGAAATCCGATCATCAATCAGTCAGAAGTGTACAGCGGAATGTACGGACGAGTGAACGTGAATTTCTTCCCTTACTCATTTGGAGGGAAGAAAGGAATTGGATGTGGACTGGGTCCGGTTCAGAAGTTGGAAGATGGGGAAACCCTGTCAGGGGGACACGTATCCGCTGCACAGGCGTTCGGAGCGCCACAGCCGGCATCAGCAACACATCCACAAAATGGGGGAGTTCAGATCAATCCTATCACAGGACTTCCGATGTAATTTTTTGCGGAGTCGAAAGACTCCGCATGTTTAAAAGGAGAAGATACGGATGAGGCATCATCTATCGATAGATATAGAGACAAAAAGCAGCATAGATATTGGAAAAGCTGGATTATATAAATATGCACAGTCTCCGGATTTTGCAATCCTTTTATTTGCCTACAAATGGGATGATGATCCGGTTCAGATTGTGGATCTTGCTACAGGTGAATTGATTCCGGACTGGATACTGGACGAGCTTGTAGATCCGGATACGATCAAACACGCATATAACGCAGCCTTTGAATGGTACTGTTTAAATCGCGCTGGATATATGACTCCTTTGGAGCAGTGGCGATGTACTATGATGCACGGTCTGTACTGCGGATATACAGCAGGTCTGGACGCAACCGGAAAAGCAATCGGACTGCCGCAGGATAAGCGGAAGTTGACAACAGGAAAGGCACTGATCCGATATTTTTGTGTACCATGTAAACCGACAAAGACGAACGGGAACAGAACATGGAACTTGCCAAAACATGCGCCTGAAAAATGGGTGCTTTTTAAAGATTACTGCAAGCAGGACGTAATAACAGAGTACGAGATTTTGAAACGGTTGGAGCAGTATCCAGTTCCGGAAGAGGAAGAGTTCTTATGGCAGATGGATATTCGGATGAATGCGTACGGAGTTCGTGTGGATGAGGAGCTGATCAACGGGGCTCTGGCTATCGACGCGATCAGCAGTGAAAACCTGACGATGGAAGCTATTGATATTACCGGACTTGGAAATCCGAACAGTACCTCGCAGTTGAAAGTGTGGATTGAAAAGCAAATATCCGGAGAAATCTCCGGCTTGACGAAAGAGAACGTAACGGAATTATTGAGCCGTAGTGATATATCAGATGAGGTGAGGAGGGTGCTGGAGATACGTCAGCAGCTCGGAAAGACCTCCATTAAAAAATATGTAGCCATGAAAACCGCAGAGGGAGAAGGAGAACGCGTTCGAGGACTGACCCAGTTCTACGGTGCTAACAGAACCGGCAGATGGGCAGGACGTCTTGTGCAGATGCAAAACCTCCCGAGGAATTATTTGAAGACGCTGGACGAGGCTAGAAAGCTGGTAAAAGCAAAAAACTATGAGGGCGTCCGACTGATCTACGAAAACGTACCGGATACACTTTCCCAGCTGATCCGAACAGCGTTTATCCCTTCCGAGGGGCAGAAGTTTGTAGTGGCGGACTTCTCTGCGATCGAGGCACGTGTGATCGCGTGGCTGGCAGGAGAACAGTGGGTAAATGAAGTGTTTGCTACCCACGGAAAAATCTACGAAGCGACGGCGTCTCAAATGTTCCATGTGCCGATTGAAAAGATTGCAAAGGGGAATCCGGAATACAGCCTCCGACAGAAAGGAAAGGTTGCCACGCTTGCACTTGGGTATCAGGGCGGCTCTAACGCTCTAATCGCAATGGGGGCTTTAAATATGGGACTAACAGAAGAAGAACTTCCGGACATCGTGCAGAGATGGAGGAGCGCAAACCCGAGAATCCGTGACCTGTGGTATGCCGTAGAAGAGGCATCGTTACAAACGATGCTGACAGCACAACCGCATGCGATCAACGGACTGATCTTTGCGCTGGAAAGCGATCTTGTGTATGGGCAACACTTCCTTACAGTACAACTTCCGAGCGGAAGGAAGCTTTTTTACCCGAAACCATTTTTACAGGAGAATCAGTTCGGGAAAGCGGCAATCCATTACTATACTGTAGGTCAGCAGACAAGGAAATGGGAAGTGACGTCCACTTATGGTGGCAAAATGACAGAGAATATCGTGCAGGCAATCGCAAGAGACTGCCTTGCGGAAACATTACGAAGAATTGAGAAAAAAGGGCTGCAGGTGGTATTCCATGTCCACGATGAAGTGATCATCGACGCGCCGATGGATGTGACAGTAGATGAAATTTGTAATCTGATGGCAGAACCGATAACATGGGCGCCAGGGTTAATACTGAAAGGCGCAGGATTTGAAAGTAACTATTATATGAAAGATTAGGGGGATGTCGGATGCAACATAACAGAAAATTACACATTAGTACCGCCGGCACAAGAAAAACAAAGCACTGGCCGGAAACAGAAATCCTCTGGTCCGAATTTGTAGACAGGGTAAAAACTCCGGTACGAAGTACGGAGACAGTGGAAGAATATCTTGCGATGCCAAAATACCGACAGGATGAATTAAAAGATGTCGGTGGTTTTGTGGGCGGCACATTTGAGAATAATATCCGGAAAGCTGCTTATGTAAAGGGCAGAGATCTTCTGACTCTGGACATGGATAACATCCCCGCAGGCGGTACGGATGAGATTTTGAAACGGGTATCCGGTTTGGGGTGCGCGGCTCTGGTCTACAGCACAAGAAAACACGCTGGGTATGCGCCCAGACTCCGTGTGATCGTACCACTGGATGCGACCGCGTCAGCGGATGAATATGAGCCGGCGTCAAGAAAGCTAGCATCTTTGATCGGAATGGAATTCTGTGACCCGACTACTTTTGATGTGTCGAGGCTGATGTACTGGCCAAGCTGCTGTAAAGACGGGGAATACATCTTTGAAGTATACGATCACCCATTCTGCAGCCTGTCCGGTCTCCTTCAGATGTACGGAGACTGGACAGATATTTCGCAATGGCCACAGGTGCCGGGAACGGCAGCAATCGAAAAGAGACGGCTTGCGAAACAGGAAGACCCGACTACAAAGCGTGGAATCATCGGTGCATTCTGCCGGACATACACGATCTCTCAGGCAATGGAGAAGTTCATTCCGGGGATGTATGATCCTACGGATATTGAGGGACGTTATACCTACACTGGCGGGTCTACGGTGGGCGGTGCAGTTGTGTATGACGGGGATCTGTTCCTTTATTCTCACCACGCAACGGATCCGTGTTCCGGCATGCTCGTTAATGCCTTTGATCTTGTGCGCCTACATATGTACGGTGATAAGGATCGGGACGCGAAAGACGGAACTCCTGTGAATAAACTGCCGTCCTTTGTGGCTATGAGCCATTTGGCAGTTGGCGATAAGGGCGTTTCCGATTTGCTTGCGAAAGAGAAGATGGAACAGGCTCGACAGGCATTCCAAGCAGAGGAGGGAGAGACAGTATCGGAAGATGACCTGTCTTGGATCTCCCGACTTACCCATGACGGAAACGGAAAAATAGAAAAGACGATCAATAACGCGGTGCTCATCTTGCAGAATGACCCTCTTTTAAAAGGGAAGATTGTGACGGATGAATTTGCAAGCTGCGGCTTGATCCTCGGAAAAGTTCCGTGGAGTGCGGGCGAGGAAAAGCGGAGATGGAAAGATGAAGATGATGCGGGCTTCTATAATTATATGGAATTGTTCTACGGGATTACCGGTAGAGAGAAGTTGGATAATGCACTCCTGATCGTGAGTAGTCAGAACCGCATCAACGACGTGAAAGAGTATTTGAAATCCTTAAAATGGGACGGACAGAATCGGCTAGATACACTTCTGAGCGTGTATTTGGGTGCTGAGGATAACGGCTACACAAGGGCCGTCATGCGTAAGTCTCTGTGTGCAGCGGTGGCCCGGGCGGTCACAGGTGGCGTGAAATATGATTATATGCCAATCTTTACCGGTCCGCAGGGAATCGGAAAGAGTACGTTCCTGCGGATACTGGGAAAAGACTGGTTTTCCGATTCCCTGACTAGTTTTGAGGGAAAAGAGGCCGCAGAACTTATACAGGGAACGTGGATCAATGAGGTGGGGGAACTGACTGCTATGACAAAGCAGGAGACCAATGCGGTCAAGCAGTTTTTAAGTAAGACAGACGATATCTACCGTGCCGCCTATGGGCGCAGAACAAACAAATATCCGCGCCGCTGCGTCTTCTTCGGAACGAGCAACGAAGAAGAGTTTTTAAAGGACATGACGGGAAATAGACGGTTCTGGCCAGTGGATGTGGGCGTGCATCTGGCAAAGAAGTCCGTGTGGCAGGATCTGCCGCAGGAAGTGGATCAGATCTGGGCGGAAGCGTACACCTATTGGATTCTTGGAGAACCTTTGTATATGACCAAGGAAGAAGAACAGCTGGCGGAAGAGATGCAGGAGAGCCACAGAGAGGCATCCGGAAAGGAAGGGCTGATCCGTGAATTTTTGGAACGGTTGATTCCTACAAACTGGAATCAATTAAGTCTGTCTTCAAGACGGCAGTACTTCGCCGGTAATTTGCGTCTCCCGGAAGGAACAGAGCTTGTAAAACGAGATAAGGTGTGTGCAATAGAGGTGTGGACAGAATGCTTTAATGGAGAAGTACGGTTTATGAAAAAAACAGACAGCATGGAAATCAACAGTATATTGGCATCCATGAAAGGATGGAAGAGGAATAAAAATGTAAGGCGATATGGTCCGCACGGAGTTCAGAAAGGATTTGAAAGGGTGTAAACGTTATGCGTATACCATACGAAAAAATGCGGTTTACGGAGAAAAATAGCGATGTAAACCGAGTAAACGGTAAATTTTTAAAAGTTTACGTACTTAGTTGTCAGGAAAACCCAGTAAATGCAAAGGTTTTTAAGTATATGTAAACTATGTAAACCAACTTTCTATAGTAATGAAAAAATATATAGGTTAGGTAAATATACCTGTTGTACCTAATGTACCTAAATTACCTAATTAAGATATCTCATTACATATTATAGGGAAGTTGGTTGCGGCAAGCCGGAAAGGGGTGGATATTCTTGAGAAGAAATTTAAAAGGTGTTCGTTCCGAAAAAACAGAAGAAAGTGAGAAAGAAAAATGCTTGATGAAAATAGAGTTCTCTGTGCAGAAATGCTGTTGTCAAAATTTTTTGTGGGGAAGAAAAGTACAACAGCGAAAGAGGCGATGCTTTATGTGAAGGGGATGATGCAGGGAGAAGGTGTTAGAAAAAGTGAGATAAGAGAGGCAAGAAAACGCCTCAGCATAGGAACTGAAAAAGTAACCGAAGGATACGTATGGTCTTGGGAGAATCCTATTGACC